TACCGTTCCTTATTTGGGTGAAACTATTGATTGGCAGGGTATAAATGCTGATGTTAATTATCAGATATCTCAGATGAGAGAATGCATAATGAACAATAAGAAGGATAAGTACCAATAATTGGGATAAATACGATATAGTTCAAAGAGTTTTGAGTTATATCGTATAAAAAAAGAGTTTTTATTTGCGTTTGAAAGGCAATAAAGTAAATGGTAAGCTGGCACAATTCACGGAAGAAGAGCGTAAACGGTTTGTGGAAGCTCTTCATGATTTGAGTCGGCGAATAGATGGAGCTGCGCTTAAGTTTGCTTAGGTTCGGATTGTTTGGTTACAATTTTAGCCCTTCCTTATTACAGGAAGGGTTTTTGTTAAACTTTAAATATAGTAATGATGATTAAATTAGAAAGATTTGAAGTAATTAAGAATGAAGTGGAATGTGCATTTAATCAAGCATTGGATAAAGTGAAAGAATTATCTTTATCTAACTACATTTTGTTTATTGGTAATGGAGAATATATGGATAGTTTAGAAAAGGATCCTAAATATAATCCCCATACGATAGATGATAGGACATGGTTTTATAAAGATGAAACGCGTTTGATCTTTTTGAGTCAATTCCTAAATGGTTTTTATTCGTTTAATGGTGAGAATGAAGTGAAAGATGATAGTTTTAGAATAAATTTGGAATTTATGGTTTATTCTCACATCTGGGAGTCTTTTTCTTTTTTGGATAAAATGTATCGTTTAGCTCATTTAGCAAATGGAGAAGACTATGTATGGAAGGTACAGATTCCAGAAATGGGAAAACATGATTTTATAAGAAATGAAATAAAAGAATATTTCATTAAACAGGATCTGAATTTTGGGGCTATTATTCCTAAGGCTTTTCATAGCCAACTTAGAAATGCATTTGCTCATTCGCAATATGGTATCGATGTGGATAATGAGCGAATTAATTTAGCAAACTATAAAGGAGAGAGTTGGACTATTAAGGAGATATCGACTAATGATTGGAGTGAAAGATTTGCTTATAGTATTTGGATGTCATTTTTATTATTAAAGATAGTTGCAGATAGAAGAAAAAGTTTAATAGATGATTTCGGAACTGACACATTTTCTGTCCAAATACCATCAAAGGACAAGAAAACAACACTTAATGTAGATGTTGTATATACGAAAGAGAGAGATTATTTTCACTATAAATAGAGTAATAATAAAAACAAAGTGTTTTTAAGGATACTTTGGGAGGACTATTCTATTAGTTTGAATTATAAATACAGCTTTTCCTTGTTAAAAGGAAAGGCTGTATTTGTATATATTGGAAACTTTTATGTACTTGCAGTCCCTAACATTCAATTTATAAACAAAATGAAACATTTAATTTGTGTCTTATTTTTTGTTATGATTAGCTTAGGTTCTTTTGCACAAGAAAAAAGTCTATTGTGAGATCGTTGGCAATGGAAATTTTAAGGGCGATAAAATTAAAGTTGAAATCGTTTTCGGTGAAAATGTAGATGAAGCGGTCAAACCTCATGTTGATAAAGCCAAGACAGTTAAATTTTCGACTATGGTTGATGCTCTTAATTACATGGCTAAACAAGGTTGGCGGTTAGAACAAACTTATGCGATACCTGAAACAGCAGGCATGAATAGAGGTTGTGTTTTTCATTATGTTTTGAGCATTAAGGTGGCAGAGTAAAGAAGTCTGGTCAGTTTCACATTGTGAAGATTTATTCTTTATATGAATAATCTCAAGAAAAATATTCATATAGTGTATATATCATATAGAATTTTTTTCGCATCTTTGTAGTGCGAAACACGATGATCAATCATCACCGAAGAGCGACGGATAATGCTCACAATCTTTTGTAGGGCTTTTTTTATGCCCAAATTGTACGATATAGGCGG